TTTAGGATGGCACACTTACCTACAACAAAATGGTATTCCATTTGAAGGTATGGAGGCTCAATTTGAAACTCGTAAGATTTTTTCTCAGTTAAAGATAGAATCAGAAAGAGCATCAAGAGATTTAGCAACAGAATATGGTGAACCTCTTTGGTGTAGAGAAAGTGGATTTAGAAATACTCACTTAAGAGCAGTTGCTCCAACAGTTAGTAACTCTAAATTAGCAGGAAACGTATCTGCTGGTATTGAACCATGGGCAGCGAATGTATTTACTGAACAAACTGCAAAAGGAACTTTCATTAGAAAAAATACTGAGTTGGTAAAGGTTTTAAGAAAAGCAGGTATCAATAACAAAGAAACTTGGGATAAGATAATGGAAGATGGTGGTTCGGTACAAGATATCAAAGAACTTGATAAGTGGTGTTACTTGGATAGTAAAATGATACTTTGTGAAGAAGTTACTAATGGAGATAGAGATAAGATTTATCCTGTAAAAGATGTTTTCAGAACTTTCAAAGAAATTAATCAAATGGACTTAGTTAAACAGGCTGGTATTAGACAACAGTATATTGACCAAGGAGTTTCATTAAATTTAGCATTCCCTTCCATTGCATCACCGAAATGGATTAACCAAGTAACTATGGAAGCTTGGAAACAAGGAATTAAAACGTTGTATTATATGAGAACTGAATCAGTTCTTAGAGGTGATATAGCAACAAGAGCGGTTGACCCCGATTGTGTTGCGTGTGATGGTTAAATTAATTAAATAGGAGAAAAATAATGATTCAAGTTAAGAAATTTTATGCTGATTGGTGCGGCCCATGTAAAATGTTAACACCAATTATGGAACAAGTTAAAGGTAATTTTAGTGATATTGATTTTCAAAATATTGATATCGAATCACAGTATGAAATAGCACAGAAGTACTATGTTAGGTCTGTACCAACTGTTATTATTGAAAAAAATGGAGAAGAAATACATAGATTTGCAGGTTTACAATCAGAGATGGCATACACAAATGCACTCAATGAATTAAAAAACTAAGAAAAAATTAGGAATTCTCGATTTTTTTTCGTATATTTACATAGTAAATAAAAATAATACAATATATGGCATCAATAAAATTCGTCCACGATGACGATAAAGAAGTTAAAATTCATGGAACTCCAAAAGTTCCGATGAGTAAAAGTAAAAAATTGGTTAGTGTTGATGGTTCTCAAGAACTGTTTTATGTTGAAACTGAAATGGCTTTCAAACTTAAGATTGAATCTAGAGTAGATTTTACCAACAAACATCCACATTACGATGATTATCATCTGATAACTATACCAATCGAAAGAATATAAACTATAAAACAATAAGTTATGAATCGTTACAACGAAAAACAACTCGAAGAAAACTATAACAAGTTTATCGAGGCGTTAAAGAAATCGTTTGATGGAGAACGATTAGATAAATTACTCCATATGTACTCGATGGAAGAATTAGGACCAAACCTAATGTTATCTCCAGCGAGTGGAAATGTAAACTACCACAATGCTTACGAAGGTGGTTATCTTGACCATGTTATGAATGTGGCAAGAAATTCACTTCGTATGATGAAACTCTATAAAGAAGCGGGTGGTATTGTAGATTTCACTCAAGAAGAATTATTATTTTCAGCATTTCATCACGATTTGGGAAAGTTGGGTGAGAAGGGTCATATGGCCTATAAAAAACAAACATCAGATTGGCATGTAAAAAATCGTGGAGAAGTTTATACTTGGAACGATGATATTAGTTATATGACTCATACTGATAGAACGTTCTATCTATTATCTCAATATGATATAAAATACACAGAAAAGGAATTCTTTGGAATCAAACTTACTGATGGTATTTATGATGAAGATAATATGAAGTATCTAAAGACCTTTGATATTAAGAAGGCACAACGAAGTAACATCGGTCATGTTCTACACTTTGCAGACCACATGAGTACTTTGATTGAACGAGATGACCAAAGAAAACCATTTTAATGAACATAGAAGAACTATGGTTTTTCAGTAATAGGTTGAGAGGAGAATCTCATCCATCTGCTAAACTTACAAACGAACAAGTAATGAAAATAAGAGAATTACACAAACAAGGATTCTCTGCTAATGTTATTGCTCGTAACTTTAAGGTAAGTAAGTGGAACGTAGAACAAATAGTTAAGAATAAAACTTGGACACACATTTGAAACAGTTAGAGTTTTTTGATTTCAAATCAGTTGGAGAATCATCCATTAAATTACCTAAACCTATCATCAAAGAACACGATGGTATAAGAGTAGTACGAGATGATTTATTAGATGGTGGTACTAAGAGAAGAGCATTCAACGTATTCGTTGAATCATTTCCTGATGTAAAAGAATGGGTTTATGCCTCACCAAGAGAAGGATATGCACAATTATCATTAGCATATGCTTGTCATGATTTGGATAGAAAGGCAACTGTAACTGTTCCAAAAGGAAAACACAATTGGTTAACAACCGAATCAATTCGTTTAGGTTGTAACATTATTGAAGTACCAATGGGATATCTAACTAACATTCAGGCTAAAGCCAGATATTATGTTGAAGAAAATGAAGGTTCTCAATTGATTCCTTTCGGTGGTGACCATCCGATAATAATAGAGGCAATGAAAAATACTGCTCTCTCACTTGATATAGAACCTCCTAAAGAGGTTTGGACTGTAATGAGTAGTGGAGTATTATCTAGAGGATTACAACTTGCTTGGCCAGATGCAAAAGTATATGGAGTTAGAATAGGTCATAACACAACAGAAAGAGAAAGAGGTAGAGCTGAAACATTCTTATCGAAATACAAATTCAATCAAGAATGTAAAGAACCAGAAAGACCTCCATTCCCATCTTCACTTACATATGATAGTAAAGCTTGGGAATTTATAAAAGAACATGCTTCTGAAGGAGCCCTTTTTTGGAATGTAGGAAAATAATTTAATTTTAATATGAAAGTAATAAGTAACAATTTAGAATCAATCAATGTAGATGTTCTACCTAAATCTGACATAATTAATCGAGTTGAAGAAAGACATAATAGTTTCCCACCATTTAGTGGAGGAGGTATTACAGTAATACATGGAGAAACTCAATCAGGTAAAACCTGGTTGATAAATGAAATATGTGGTCGGGTATGGCGTGCAAGTAAACAACAAATTATTCTAACAACAACTTTATCACAAAAAGCAGAAAACAATCAACTTAAACAAAGAATATCTGGATTTGTAAAAACAATAAAACTTTACGATTTAGATAATATACCAGCAGAAAAGTATAATGATTTATTTGGTAAGTTATTTATAATTGATGAGGGTGATTATGGTGTAGGTGAAAATGGTAGACTACATAGAGTTATTAGTAAGTTATTAAGTTCTAAACTTGGGATGCATATCATACTCGTAGGAGCAACTAACTTTTCGTTACTTGTTTCTGATATGATTAATACTGAGCTTAAAAAAGAAGGAGCTAACATTAAACATTTTGGAATGTTGCCAGAAGAAAGAGATGGTAAGAGATATTATGGAATATGTGATATGATGAAAAACAATCAGATTATTGATATTAAAGAAAACTCATTAGAAATTGATAAAAAAACTGGCAAGATTCCAGTAGTGGTTAAAAATAAAATTATCGAAAAACATAATATTAAATCAGGATTATCAACCATTCGAGTTTCACTTCGTGATAAAGAAGATAAGACTTCTATAACACTTGCAGATAAAGTTTATAAAAACTTAAAATCAGATTCTAAATTTGATAACTTTAAGGTTTTCAAAATGTATGATACAAGTAAAAGAAATTTATTAAAGATTTTTGAAGAAGCTCAATATCAGGCATATTATGGAGATGTAATTATACTACATATAAGTGGATTATCAGCTTCAATTTCTTTTCAGAATGACTTAAAATTAGGTGGACATTTACGAACTGCTTATGAAACTAATGAGGTTGTATCATCTTGTGCTCAAGGAACACCAGGTAGAATGAGTGGAGAGAGATTTTCAAATGAAATTCCTGATATAACTATTTTCTCTCATAAAGATGTTTTACAACAGTATGTTGATATGTGGAATGGTATCTATAAAGAAGGTAAAGTATTTTTTAGTGAAAGTGATATTACTAAGTTATCAACACACTCAACTCACAAAGCTAAATCTAAAACTATTGAAAAACCTATGAATGCTATTTGGAAAGGTAGTATTTCATCTTTAGCAATGTTAGATAAAGAAATTTTAGATGACTCATATACAACATCTAGAAAAGAAAGAAAGACTTTTGATTATAATACTTACTCCGAAATTTTCGATACTAAAAATCTAAAAGAGGAAATTTATGATTTCAAAAAATTATATCATGGAATGGCCCATGGTAACTTTAGAAAAAGTGGTTATATTTGGAGAAATTATTTTATTATGAAAGAAGATTTAGATAATGATACTTGTATTCTTTTTGAACTACACGATGGTGTTCATTCTAATACAACTCATACATTGAAAACTAAATCACTATTTACAAGAACTTTATAGTAAAAAAGCTTGGATTTATCAGTTATTTTTCGTATATTTACATAGTAAATAAGAGATGATATGACAAATTTAGAACTACAAAATTTAGTTAAAAAGAACTTAAAAGGTTTTAGTTTAGATGACCAATTTGAACAACGTTCAGTTGGTGATAAGATTGAGAATGATTGTAAGGAAATAGTTAAAAGTAATTTACCAAATAACTATCAAGAACCTCGTTCAAAGAAATCAACAGAAGATTTTACAATATTTGAAAACAAAGCAGATAAAGTATATGATGATTATATTGATGTAAAAACTCACTTTATTCAAGAAGAAGAAGGATTCTCAATGCCAAACCTTATATCAGTTGATAAACTTAAACCATTACTAGAAGATGATACCAAAACACTATCTTATCTTTTTGTTGATTATACTCGTAAAAATGGTAATCTTAATATAGAAGATGTTAAAGTAAAATATATTTGGGAATTAGATTGGAGTATATTAGGTATTGGAGGATTAGGAAGAGGACAATTACAAATTAAAAATGCTAATAAAGATTTAGTGTTTACAGATATGGGTAAAGAAGCTTGGTTGGAAATACTTGAATCAGAAGTTCCTGTATTTTATGATAAACAAATAGAGAAGTTTAAGAAACTAAAAACTAAATGGAGTTAATTTAATGTATAAGAATATATACTATCAGAGAGAGAGAAATTTAATTCACCTTTGGGATGACCAGAGGGGATATTCTTCATTTCCATATACTCGTTATGCTTATGAGAAGGTTCAAAGGGGTGAGCATAAATCTATTTATGGTGATACCTTAACCAAGGTTTATAAGTTTAAGAAGGATGACCCTGATTTATTTGAATCAGATGTACCCGAAACTACAAGAGCTTTAGTAGATTTATATTCCGAAACAGATGATGTATCAACAGGCCATGTTGTACTCACATACGATATTGAGTGTGAGATGTTGAGTGGATTACCTAATCCTGAAGAGGCTAAGAATGAACTTACTTCTATTGCACTTCATGATTCTGCCACTAACCAATATTGGGTATTAGTTGTTGATAAGGAGGGTGGTATGAAAGAAAAAACTACCGATAAGTGTATTGTTCTTCCATTCCAAGATGAAAGAGATATGTTAATGAAGTATTTGGAGTTATATGAAATGATTAATCCATCTATTGTTACAGGTTGGAATATTGATTTCTTTGATACACCAATGTTATACAACAGAATCAAAAGATTGTTAGGTGAAAGACAAGCAAATAGATTATCACCAATAGGACAATGTTTCTGGTCACCTTATAGAAAAAGATATTTTATGGCTGGTGTATCTTATTTAGATTATATCACTCTTTATAAGATTTACAACTATGGTGAACTTCCAAACTATCGATTAGATACAGTTGCACAAATAGAATTGGGTAGAGGTAAGATTGAATACCAAGGTAACTTAGACCAATTATTCAGAGATGATATTGAAAAGTTTATTGAGTATAACTTAGTGGATGTTGAACTTGTTGTAGATTTTGATAAGAAACTTCAGTTCATTGATTTATGTAGAGGTATTTGTCATGCTGGTCATGTACCATATGAAGATTTTGTTTACTCATCAAAGTATCTAGAAGGAGCGATGTTAACTTATCTAAGAAGAAGAAACTTAGTTGCACCAAATAAACCAGCGGATAGACAAGAACGAATGCAAGCCATTCGAGATAACAATGAAGAAAAGTTTATTGGAGCATATGTTAAATCACCAATCGTTGGTAAGTATGATTGGATATATGATTTAGATTTAACTTCACTATATCCATCAATTATTATGACTTTGAACATCTCACCTGAAACCAAAATTGGTAAGATTCAAGATTGGGATGCAAATAAGTTTGTTAAAGGTGAGGTAGATACTTACTACATTGGTGAGGACACAATTACAAAAGATAATCTAAAACAATATTTAGAACAATCTAAATTCTCAGTAGCATCTAATGGTGTTCTTTACAGAACAGATTCAGTTGGATGTATACCTGGTATTCTTGACTTGTGGTTTCAAAAACGAGTTGAGTATAAAGATGAAATGAAAAAATATGGAAAAGCAGGAAACAAAGAAAAATATGCCTTCTTTCACAAACGTCAGTTGGTTCAGAAGATTTTACTTAACTCTTTATATGGTGTGCTTGGGCTTCCTGCCTTTCGGTTCTATGATGTTGATAATGCTACCGCTGTTACCACGACAGGACAGACAGTTATTAAATCAACTGCTGATATGGCTAACATCAAGTACAACAAGGAACTTGGTAATCCTGATTTGGATTCTAACATATACATCGATACTGATTCTGTATTCTTCTCGGCAGTTCCTTTAATGGATAAACGAATTCCTAATTGGAAGGAACAAGACCAAGATACAATTGCTGGTTATGTAAATGATATTGCAGAAGAGATGCAAGATTACCTTAATGATTTCTATGATATCTTATCAACAAAAGTTTTGAATGTTGATAAAGATAAACATAGATTAGAGATTAAGAAGGAGTATGTTGCAAAAGCAGGATTGTGGATTGCTAAGAAAAGATATGCACAATGGATTATATCAGATAATGGTGTACCTGTTGATAAGTTGGATGTAAAGGGATTAGATGTTAAACGTTCATCATTCCCAAAAGCATTCCAAGAATGTATGGGTACAGTTTTGATTGATATTCTAAAAGGTAAAACCGAAGAAGAGATTTCAGATTATGTTTTAGATTTCAAAAAGAATATGATAAACAGACCAACATCTGAGATTGCAAAGAACTCAGCGGTAAAGAATCTTAAGAAGTATATGCCGAAAGGTAAGAGAGAACGATTCTCTATGATGAAAGGAACACCTGCTCATGTTAAAGCATCTATTTTATATAATGATTGTTTGAAACATTTCAAAGCTCCTTTCAAATATGAACCACTAAAAAATGGTGATAAAGTAAAATGGGTATATCTTAAAGATAATCCATTAGGAATAGATGGGTTGGCATTTACAGGTTACAATGACCCACCAGAAATAGAAGAGTTTTTAGCTACTTACATTGACCACAACAAAATCTTCGAAAGAGAATTAGGACATAAACTTCAAGATTTCTTTGATGCAGTTGGTTGGGGTGAAGTAATTAGTGAACAAAGAACTGCTGAAAAGTTCTTTAACTTCTAACATGACAATGTGTCGGTATAATACCACATGGTATAATAAATGAATTATAATATAATAAACAAAAGTAGAAATGGCAAAACAATTAAAATTTGATGTACAAGCAAGAGAATCCCTTAAGAATGGATTAGATACTCTTGCAGATGCAGTAAAGGTTACACTAGGACCAAAAGGTAGAAACGTACTTTTACAGAAACAAAGTGGAACACCTCATATTACAAAAGATGGTGTATCAGTTGCAAAAGAAATTGAGTTAGACGATGTGTTTGAAAACATGGGAGCTCAATTAGTTAAAGAAGTTGCATCCAAAACTGCTGATGAGGCAGGAGATGGTACAACAACTGCAACTGTTCTTGCTCAAGAGATAGCAAGATTAGGATTCGAATCAGTTGAAAATGGTGCAAATCCTATGGAACTTAAAAAAGGTATTGAAAGGGCGATTGGTATCATAACAGAAGAACTAGGTAAACAAGCAATTGTTGTTGGTTCTGATTATGATAAGATTAAACAAATTGCTACAATATCAGCAAACAATGATACTGTAATTGGTGAACTTATCGCTGATGCATTCCAAAAGGTTGGAACTGATGGTGTAATCACAGTTGAAGAATCAAAAGGTATTGAAACTTATATGGATATTGTAGAAGGTATGCAATTTGATAGAGGATATCAATCAGCTCACTTTGTTACTGATGCAGAAAAAATGACTTGTGAACTAGAAAATCCATACATCCTATTATATGATGGTAAGTTATCATCTATGAATGATATACTTCATTTACTAGAAGCAACATCTGGTGAGAATAGACCTATTCTTGTTATTGCAGATGATGTTGAAGGAGAACTCCTCGGAACACTTGTAGTAAATAAATTAAGAGGAACTCTTAAAGTATGTGCTGTTAAGGCACCTGCATTCGGTGATAGAAAACAAAGAATGATGGAAGATATATCCATCTTGACTGGTGGACAATTTATATCATCAGAACTTGGATTAAAACTAGAAGATGCAACTATTGATTCATTAGGTTCTGCAGAAAAGGTTACAATCGGTAAAGATAATACTACAATTGTAAATGGTGGTGGTAACTCTGATGATATCAAATCAAGAATCGAACAAATGAAAACTCAGATAGAAAACTCTGATTCAGATTACGATAAAGAAAAACTTCAAGAAAGATTAGCCAAACTAAGTGGTGGAGTTGCAGTACTTTATATAGGTGCTGGTTCTGAAGTTGAGATGAAAGAAAAGAAAGATAGAGTAGATGATGCACTTCATGCAACACGAGCTGGTATCGAAGAAGGTATTGTTGAAGGTGGTGGTATTGCATTACTTAAGATTCAAGATGTTCTTGCAGATATTCCATGTGAAGGAAGTAACTCTTTTTGTATTGGATATAATATAATAATAGAGGCACTAGCTTCACCAATCTCTCAGATTCTTAAAAACTGTGGTGTAACTGAAGGTTCTATTTTAGAATACATCAAACAGAATGGTGGTGGTTATGATGCAAAGAACGAAGAATTTGTTGATATGTTCGAAGCGGGTATCATTGACCCAAAGAAAGTAACAAGAACTGCTATCGAAAATGCTGCTTCAGTAGCATCAATGATTTTAACAACAGAATGTATGGTAGTGGATAAGCCAGAAGAAAAACCACAATTTCCTGTGATGCAAATGCCAGGAATGTAAATAAATACGAAAAGACTTGGTAGTTTCAAATAAATTTCGTATATTTGTACAAATATAAATTATAATAGTAAATAAAAACAATGGAAAAACAATCATTAAATAGGTTTGTATCAAAATACAACCTCGCAGGTTTAGTAGAATCTGTAAAGTGGGAATCTAAAGATGGTTCTCTAACTACTTCTTTCATCTCTGATGATAAATCGGTTTTAGGAAGTGTAAGTATGAAAGAGTTCGAAGGAACTAATTCAGAATTTGGTGTATATGATACAACCAAACTAACAAAAATGTTATCAGTACTTGGAAGTGATGTAGATTTCACTATTAATGATATCGATGGTAAGCCAGTTTCTTTGAAATTCAAAGATGGTTCAACAAATGTAAATTATATGTTAGCTGATTTATCAGTTATTCCTAATGTACCAGATTTGAAACAATTACCAAACTTTGATAGTGAGATTAAATTAGATTCAAACTTTATTTCAAAGTTTATCAAAGCAAAGGGTGCTTTACAAGATGAGAACAACTTTACGTTTACTTGTAAAGATAACAAAGGAACTATTGTATTAGGTTATTCAAATATTAACACAAACAGAATTAACATTGATGTTGATTGTACTTGTGAGGGTGATGTAAAACCCATTTCTTTTTCGGCAACATACTTAAAAGAGATACTAGTTGCAAACAAAGAAGCAACAGATGCTACCTTAAAGATTTCATCACAAGGATTGGCACATATTTCTTTTTCAATCGATAACTACGAATCTAATTATTATCTTGTAGAAATTCAATCTTAATGAGTAACAAACACTTTTACGAAAGAAGTAAGTTTTCCGAGTTTAATTCCAATAGAACATATCATCAGTTGTTAGAAATGACCGATGATGAGTTTGTGTCTTGGGCTCGTTTACTTCGTAAAGAGGTTACTGAACAATGGGATGAACGAGGTACTCCACCAGTAATTGGTAGAGATGAAGATGGTATTATTGAAAAGTTCAAGAAACTTAAATCTAACCCAGCAAATTATTGGGAAAAGGATTTAAGTGGTGATGATGAATCATTGGGTATCATTAAAAACTTTAATAAAGATGCATCAGTAGTAAATCAGTTTTTTCCTACAATGTTAAAAACTAAGATTTCAATTGGTAAATCTGCTGATAATGGTTTATCTATTTATGACCACTTTTCAGACCCAACAATGGAAGATAAGTTTGTTCATATAATGAAACGAGCAGTTAAAAGAGATTCAATGTACTCGTGGTCTCGTTCTGTTGTAGATAAGAAAGATGAGAATCCATTTTGGAATGGACAAGGTGCTATTGATTTTATCAAAGATGTACACGATGGTAAGGTATTTAATGGTAAATATTCTGATTTAGGTATTTGGATTTCAAAAGTAAATACAAGAACTCTTGAAAATTATGGTACTTTTAACGAAGAGTATATTGGTACTAAAAATCTTTATCTAAAAGCAGAACA